ACAGTGCGTACCACAACCACGTAATTGTCATATTCTTTTGTTCTGTCGTCTGAGAATGATCCGAGTGCATACTTCCAAATCTCCCACAATTTAAAATTTCGCATTGACACCTACAACTGTAGCGTTAGGGTTTCTGGCAAGTGCAACTTGACGTGCGTCTTGATAGTCTTTAGCAATCACTTCTTCTTTGAAGACAGTTCCTGCTTTGTATAGAGTTACTTCACACTTCATAATGTTTGTTAATCTCCTTAACTATATCTATTATAGCAGATGTATTTCTAAAATGAAACCATTCTCCATGTTTATGAAAATCTCTTGCTACCCAATGTGCAGTATCTTCAAAATTTTTCATAACCTCTTCTTCTCCTCTCCAATAACCATAAATTTTTATTCTGTTACCATTATAATGTTGAATATCTTTACATCTTTTAGTAACAGAATTGGTATATCCAATTTTAACATTACCCATAGGTATGCCATGTTTTGAACACTCTGCAAAAACATAAACAAAACCATAACCTTTTCGTTTATCGTCAGCAGTAAATCTTTTCCAAAGAGATTGATCTACACCCTCTGCAAAAAATGGGGGTGGTAATTTAGTTCCTTTCATAATTAATAGTTATAAAGAACAAGTTCTTTTCTAGATGCCTGATCTATATTGTAACTTCCTACAGATCGCATGGTGTAAGTGTGTGCAAATTCTGCAGATGTCCACCCATCAAAACGATCTTTAATAATTTGATCAGAGTTATAAGATACTAACTGACTACTAGCATATCTATCACACTGGATAGCAAACTCATCATGATCAAATCCTTTATGCATGTTCCCTTTTTTACCATACAGATTTGATTTAATTTCATATGGAGGATCCAGATAAATGAAAACATTTCTGTCATCAGTAAAGAGTTGTTCGTATGATTCGTTAGTAAACTTCCAGTTCGCAATTATTTCTTGATAACCAGTTAACTTTTCAATTCCATTGAAGGAAAAGTTGGAGTCACTTGCTTGTTTTGAGAATGATGAAGACTCAGTAAGACCAGAGAAACTACACTTATTGACAACATAGAAAGAAACAGCACGATGAATTGCTTCAGTATCTGTGATGTCTTTCTCTAAGTACGTTTTAGCATCCAAGAAAAGTTGTTTTGCTGAACTGGGATCAGGGTGTCTTTGTTTAAGTTGGAGAAGTATGTTCTTAACTTCATGTCCGTTGTTTTGTATCTGTCTCCAAAAATTGTATAGTGGTTCATACAAATCATTTACCCAAATTTTTAGATGAGGATATCTTTTACTAACCTCAATAGCTACGCTACCACCACCTAAGAATGGTTCACGATACTCAGTGTAATCTGATAGGTTAGGAATAAACTGAAACAGTTTACTTAATGCACGACTTTTTCCGCCAGGATATCTAAGAGGAGTTTTATGTGATTTAGTCGTCATGATCATCCCAAGGGTCAGTTAAATTTTGATTTGCAAAGAATCCTCTATAAACTCCATAACCTGCTAACAGTATTGTAATAACTGCAATTGAAATAGGAAATGTAATATTGGGATCAAGGGTAAGGTGTGGAATAGTCATGTTAAAAAATTTATATTAAAAGATAAACTAATTCTATCATCATCAGTTTCGTTTGTTTGAATTCCATGAGATAACCATCCTGGAAACAAAAGTAATTTTCCAACGATAGGTTTATGCTCCCATCTAACTGCCAAGTCTTGATATAGAAAAGATGATTCCATACTTGGAGTAGGACAAAGAAAGAATATTTTTCCATCATCCTCGTTTGTTTTAAAATAATAAACTCCAGATACATCTACGTAACCATGGTTGTGAATATGTCCATAGTTATTTTTTCTGAATAAAGACATCCAAGAAGAAGTTATCTTATATGGTTTGCAAGATAATCCCATCTCACTACAATAATATGTTAAATGAGTATCTAATGTTTTCTTAAAATTATTCAGATTATATTTTTGTATGAAATTTGTTCTAAATGTGGGATCAGATAAGTAATGAGTTTTTCCCCATCTTGAATTAATACCAAACTCAATAGATTCAATACAATTAGATAATTCTTCTTGAACTGTTTGTAAATTATCTACTATAGAATAGTATATTGGTGTAGGAAATATATTTTCAATCACTTGAACTCACAACTCATCATAATTTCTGTTAGACATGCTAACAAATTAATTTCTTGATCTGGAACAATAGTAATATCTTTCATATACTTTGCCATGATAAGAACTGCTTCTGGTATAGATGGTGGTTTCAATACACCATACAAACTATCATAGATCTTTCTCATAACAGAACTGGGATCATTATCCATATGTTGTACTACCCAGTTTTTTACTGTAGTAAACTCTTTCTTTGCTAGTGCCGAAAGAAGATTATCAAGATTGACATCAGCAACATCAACGAGAATAGCTGAGTCAATGGATCCATTAGCAGAATAGCGTTGACACTCATTGATAAGCCTGCGCCAATCAGGATAATACCGCTTAATAAGTTTAGCCAGAACTTTGTCTTCAAACGTAACTTTCTCATCTTTAAGAATCCCTCTCAATCTATCAAAAAATTTACCTTGCAATTGAACTGATTGCTCAGGTTTAATTCTAAAATCAACAACTGTACATCTAGAATGTAATGGTTCAATAATCTTATTGATAAAATTACATGTGAATATAAATCTACAGTTACTATGAAACTCTTCTACAGCACTTCTCAATGACAATTGTACATCGTTAGTAGTGTTGTCTGCTTCGTCAATGATGACAACTTTATGTGATGCACCTGATGTCAATGATACAGTTGTAGCAAACTGACGTACACGATTACGTACAGTGTCAAGGAAACGTCCTTCATCAGATCCATTGATCATGATATAGGATGCACCTATCTCATCACATAAAGCTTTAGCAATTGTAGTCTTACCTACACCTGCAGTACCACTTAAAAGAAGATTAGGTAGTTCTCCTTGGTCAACAAAACCTTGAAACACTCTACGAGTGCTGTCAGGGAGAATACAATCTTTCACAATTTTGGGACGGTATTTCTCCACCCACAAAAATTCTTTACTCATAATAAAATCCAATCAGGTTTGCGTGATGGGTCACGCAGATAATTTGTAGCAACCCAAGGTTTAGATGCAATGTATTTTTTGTATGCAGTGAAGATATCAATACTTGTATCGTATTTGAACTCGTCAGGACCTGCAAATGTAAATGATTTTGGTAAGTATGGTGCAGGTGCAGAAGGAATAATAGTTGTTGCTTCCTCTAATGTTTTCTCACAACTATGAACCTTAGCATATCTCCATTGATATTCATTGCACAAAGCTAGACCATGGGCAAGTAACCACCATGTATTTTCTAAGCAAGAGTTTGCCCATACAGTGCATGGATGATTACGAAATGCACCTTTCTCTGTCTTGTATGGTTGACCATCAAGACGATGCAACTCACCATAACCATGACCCCACTTGTCAGAACATACAATAGAAAGCATCTGACAAGTTTCTAGAGGCATCTTGACAATATGCTTGTCAGGTAGATGTCTAGCGGATAGAGTTGGTGATGGATCAGTTACAAAAATATTCAAGGTTCTAATGCAATGTAGTAAGTTAAGTCTACATCAGTATTAGTCCATTCGGAAATCAAATGTTTAGATACCTTAACAGTATAGTCACCTGGTAGAACACGAATGTTCTCAATCTTAAGGTCAAGACTAAACGTGCCAGTAGCAGTTCCTTGTATTGTAATGTCGTAGGTATTGCTAGTATCGTTTTCCTTATCCCTGAGAATAAGTTTGATAGTGTCAGATCCTTCTTCGGAAAAGAATGTAAGATCAGGTAAACTGTAAATAGCGGATGCTTTCTGTAGTGCTAAAAGATCATCGCTAGAAAGATTGAACTGAAGATCAGAACCAGGAAAATTTACATTTCTTTCTGGTGCAGACTTAAGAGTAATCTCAGGATCAGAAAAGTAGTACTTAGCAGATTGACGACCACCTTTTATGTTTACAAAATCAGAAGTTGTAAACTCTAATTGAGGATCGTTGAACAAAGAGATACCACTAAGAAACTGACTTAGGTCATAGATTGCAAAGTCAGAGGGGAATACTTCTTCACCAGTAAACTTTGCTAGAATATTCTCTGCATTAGAGATTGTTCTTACAGTACTTCCTTTACGAAAAACAATAGAAGAGTTGATCGTACTAAAATTTTTAAGAACGTCTAGTGTTTTTTTAGATAAAGTAACTTTACTCATGATGTAGATTTGTTGTGAAAATGTAGAAGTAATACTGCGTAGTGAACAACTTTGAAGATGTCCTTTTTTGCTGTACCCTTCTTGTCATAGCGTGAAGCATATTTTAGTATGTTAGACCTACAGAATGCTTCTGCGTCACCAATAGCATCAATAAGATCAAGGGTTTGAACCCCATCACTTTGACTATAGTGTGCTCCATAGGTATTGGAGATGTAGTCAGAGATCTCGTCAAGAATCTCTTTCTCATTGTATTTCAATTCTTACTCCAGACATGTTCTATGTCTCCATGATAACATTGAAATTCATTTCCGTCAAGGTCAATCACATTAATTTTGTGATTTGCTTTCCACTCCTCACCTCCGTCTCCCATAATGCGAACACTCCTGCCGTCTTTAAGACGGAGGATGTGTCCTAGATATCCGTTAAACTTCTCCTTCATTACTCTCCTCCTTGTCAAGGTCAACTCCTGCATCAATCTTATCATACAATTCTATGAAAGATTGCTTTGTCTCTTCATCAAAACGATTGACGCAAACTTTAATAGCTTTCACACGATTGTTCCAGATAGCATATGCTCTCACAATGTGAACAAGTCTTCTTGTACTGATGACCTCATCAATACCACCATCTTTGAAAGTTCTACGGATGATGTCTGCCCAGTTAGCAAGATTCTGATAAAACTCTGTGTCATTCTTGCCAATATTGGCAGCAACTTTTTCAAGAATCTTCTGCTCAGTTTTAGGAGTAGGATACTCTTGCTCAAATGTCAAAGCAAATCTCTCAAGGAATGCTTCGTTCAAAACATTAGTACCAATGAATCTACCATCATCAGAACCTTTACCTTTTGTGTTGGCAGTAGCAATGATGTTGAATCCTGCAGCAGGTTTTACATACTTACCAATCTTCTTAAGGAAAACACCTTTACCTTCAAGAACAGATTGTAGACATAGTATCTTGTTAGATGCAAGATCAACTTCGTCTAGAAGTAGTACAGCTCCCCTTTCCAAAGCTTCAACCACAGGTCCGTTGTGCCAAACAGTATTACCATTAACAAGACGGAACCCACCAATAAGATCGTCTTCATCGGTTTCAATTGTGATGTTCACACGTATTAATTCTCTATTTAGATTTGCACATGCTTGCTCAACAGAGAATGTTTTACCGTTACCTGACATACCAGTAATAAAAACTGGATAGAACATTTTAGATTGAATAACTTTTTTTACGTCAGGAAAGTTACCGAAAGGAACATAACTATCATCCTTAGCAGGAATCAAATTTTGTACGACGGCGGGCATAGCTGCAGGTGCATTGAAAGTTTGCTCAAGTTTTTCTTGAACAGTAAGATTCCACTTACCAATGCCTTGCTTATAAGATTTAAGTCTTTTCTTTACAGTAGCAAGAGAGCAATTGAAATGCTCAGATGCTTCAAAGAGTTGCTTAGTGTTTACCTCAGTACCTACCTTATCGGAAAGGTATGTAACTAGGTCTTCAGTTGTAACAGGAACTGGTTCAAAAGGCATGGGTCTAATAATGATGTGTATGAATATAGTATAGGGTGTGGTGGGGTTGTGTTCAACCCCTTGTGTGCCACTTTGTCAACTGACATACCCTATGAAAGAACTGAGTAGTTTTTTGTTGGTAGATTTATTACCTAGCATCTTCTTGAATGCTTTGGAGATCTCACCTTTTTGAGCACCAGACTCAACATTGAACTCAACATCTTTGTTTAGTGATCTACTATTGATAACATACAATGCACTGTATGCTTTTGGATTAGTTATAATAGCAGACTTCTCTTTTTTCCACTGCTTTTGTATCTCAGTATACTTTTCAAAGTTTGCATACCTACCAACAAAACCAGAGAGTGAAGAACCGTCAAGAATACGGAACCCAATAACATTTACAGCAGGATTACGATCACGTAATTGTTGAATGAAAATGTTAGTGCAGTTATCATACTCAAAAGGAGCATAGGTGCGACCAGTTTTACGATCACGAAGAACTGCTGACCAATCAAGACGACGAACATGAATCTTGTGCTCGTCTTGGTATTCATCATAAAACTCTTTACCATATCCAGTTGTACATCCTTCGCCATCAGATAAGATGCAAAGATTTACTTTCTGTAGATCATTCTGTTTCTGGAAATTAGGAATGATGTAGTTCATCATAACTATTGCTTCATTTAAAGGAGTTCCAGAAAGTTGAAGACCTATTGTGTACTGGTAGTTAGTGTAGTTTCCGTAGTAAGAAGCTTCTCTCCAGAGATTCCTGCACATACGCTCATAGTCTTTACCATTAGAACGAGATGAGACAAAGTTTACTAGGTGGAACCAATCATCATTGATGTAAACCTCATTCTTTACAGCATTCTCTTTCTTGTATGAATAAGAATCATAATAAGGATCTTCATGATTTATAGATCTCTCAGCAGCAATCCAGTCATTAGTAAATCCATAAACTTCAAATGGAATCTGAACTTTTTTACAGAATGAAGTTAGGTTAAGTAACTGTTTTACAGTTGCAAGGATCTCATGTTGCATAGAACCAGACCAATCAAGAAGGAATAGAAGACCGTGATTCTTACCATCAGGAAGAACAGTTATTTTTTTGAAGATGTCTTCGTTATAAAGATAAGTATGTAACTTTGTAGTATCAAGCACACCAGTTTTAGATTGACCAGCACGAGCATAAGCGTCAGCAGACTTACGGCACTCAAATTCTTTAACAAGATAGTTTACCTCCTTCTGAGATTGCTTACGGAACTCATTGTATAAATGGTCAACTTCTGCATAAGCAACAGACTCAACTGCTTGACTATCAATCCAGTCGTGTAGTTTTTTCCAATCAACAACATGTTTATCTAGGTTGACTTTCTCAGGAATCTCAACATAGGTTAGATCTTTTGAGTCAGGAGAAGAAAGTTTTTCTGATGCATCATCAAAAGAACGTTGAGTAGAAGATTCATCACCACCTTCAGAACCTGCACCGTCTTCTTCTTCATCTTCATCATCCCAATCGTCAATAATATCCTCTTCAATCTCAGATTCAATTTTTGCAGTATTACCACCAGAAGATGCTCCACCTGATTGAGGTTTTGCATTTGGTTGATCTTCATCACTAGACTCATTATCTTTTTTATCAGATGATGCAGAATCACTTCCTTGAAGAACATTAGCATTAGATTCAGACTCATCAGGAGTAGATGGTATCTCTACCTCATTCTTTTGTTCTTGACTAAATGCATATACATCTTGAGCAATCTGTAGAACTTCTTCAAAGGTCTCAGCAAGATCAGTACGAGCAACAAATAACTTTTCTTCTATAGAGAATGGAATCAATGCACTAGCACCAATCTTGAAGTGAAGATTGATACGGTCAATCAAACTATAAGTGCTAAGATCTTCACCTTGAACACTGAAGAAATCCATGTCATGTAGTTCTTTGTATCCTTTAGCAAAAGACTTGTTAAGACCTGGAAACTTACGCTTCATTAGTTTCTCAATACGTGCATCCTCAATAACGTTTACGAAATCTTTAGGGCAATCTGCACTATCTCTCCAATCTTCGTTAGGTGTGAACAATGCATGTCCTACTTCGTGACCTACTAGCATGTCATATACTGTGCTAGATGCTTTGTCCCACATTGGTAATGTCAATACACGACGATCTACGTCAAACATTGCAGTAGAAACTTTACGATGTTCTACAATAAGGTTCTCAGTAGCAAGTAGTCTTGCAAGGTTACCTTTGATTTCTTGTTGAGTGTGCATGTGTCTTTGTGTCTGATGTATACATCATAGCAAAGAAAGTTATCTAGCCAACCAGTGCATGTGTCACTTCGTGAACTGTCTCCTCAATGGTAGAATAATTTTTATCTTTATTTACAGTTATAGTTCTATCAAATTTATCATCTAGTCCTTGTTTATGACTTATGACAAAGACTTTTGTATTCTCGTCAAAGTTTCTAAGTATCCATCCTAGATCAGATGTACCAGATTGGTCAAGAGATCCATCAAATATCTCATCTAAGATAAGTAAATTAGTATCCACGCTATTCTTAAGCTTAGCAATACTGCGCCAAGTGAGCAACAGAGCGATATCAATACGAGCTTTTTCGCCTTCGCTGAAACTATCATAGGAAAATACGTCACGGTACCTAGACTTAATTATCTCATCAAAGTTCTCGTCAAGTGTAAAATTGACATAAAACTCCATCCTTTGTAAGAAATCGTTAATTAACTTATTCATCGTAGGAAGATAAGTCTTGATAATCCTAGTCTTTATACCATTATCTTTAAGTAGTTGTCCTGCTGTTGTCAGGACATCACGATCTTTCTTTAGGTCAGCATGTTGTTTACTAGATTCCTTTTTATTACTTACAAGAAGTTGCAATTTATCATACTCTGCTTTTTTATCAGGTGTAGATCCTTCCAATTCTTTGATCTCATCTTGTAATGATTCAATCTGTTTACGAATTGTTAGTAATTGAAAATTGGTTTGAGAAATTGTTGTATTGATATTGTTTACTTCAGTTGAGAGTTCAGTAAATTTATCATATCTTTTTTGCTCATCGGTTATTGCTTTCTGTAAATCTTCATAACCAATGTTCATCTCATCAACCTTAGTTTTTCCTGCTTCTAATTTCTCATTACGAAACTCTTCTGATAGTTCCTGAGTACACGTTGGGCACACATGATTGGACTCAAAGAATTTATGTTCCTTCTTACATGTGTTCAACTTATGTGTCAACTTGATCAAGTATGTGTTCAACTTGCTCAATTTTTCAGTAGACTTAGAATACTCCTGCATTTCTTTATTAAGTTTACAGATTTGCTCTGTAAGAATTGTTACCTCTTCAGCACCTTGGAGTTCTGTATTTTTATACTCGTTTATCTTTTCTTTCTTACGATCAATATCCTCCTGAGTTTTTTTCTCTAGAGAGAACATATGTTGTTTTTGTAATTCTATTCTATCTTTAAGTAAATCAAGTTGATAATCAATGTCACGTAGCTCCTCATTATTACTACGCATCTTATCTTTAAGGAGAACATTCATTGTGGAGAATACTTGAATGTCTAGAATGTCTTCAATAATCTCACGACGTTGACCACCAGGTAATTTCATGAATGGTACAAATGTAGATGATCCCAGTACAACAATCTGTGTAAATGATTTGTAGTTCATCTTGAGAACATTTGCCTCAAAGTTTTTCTGCTGTTCTAGTTGACTACTGTCTTGATTCCATGCCTGTCCATTGCAATAGATCTCAAACTTACTGGGTTTCATACCACGTATAACTTTATATTGTATCTTACCAATACGAAACTCAATCTCTGCTACACAATCTTTTTCATTGATACTATTGACCAACATACTTTTACTAATCTTACGAAACGGTCTTGCAAACAAAGAAAAAGTAAGAGCATCCAGAATGGTACTCTTACCTGCACCGTTGCTACCAACGATTAAGTTTGTTCTTGCGGTTTCTAAATCAATTTCACTAAACACATTGCCCGTAGAAAGAAAATTCTTCCAACGGATCTTTTCAAATACAATCATTATTTGGGATCATCAGGTGGTATTAAAAAATCGTCAGGTGTGATTATGGAAAAACGTTGTCCACGGTCTTGACATGCTCCTATTATAACATGATCTTCCATTTCCACAACCTGCATATCTGGGTAATCTTCTTCTTGTATCATCATCAAGTATCTATTAGCATCATCTACCTCAGTCCAAATAGGAATAACGCGATTTTCATCATCATCATGTAGAGAAAATACACCTTCGGGATGGTTTGCTACAGTTAGAACGAACATTAGACTACTTGACAGCTTTCAATATATAGGTTTCTCATAAGTTTCTTGAGTTCAGATTTATCTACGGAGATCTCTACTTCATCAATGTATTCATTGAGAAGTGTCATGGTATCTTTGGTTTCTAAATCTGTATCATCTATACCATCAGCATCTACAAGTGTCTCAACAATCTTTACATCATGAGCACCTACGTTGTAAAGACGATCAACCAATGTCTCAAACATCTGGTAGTCTCGTTTCTCTTCAACAATGATCTTGATGAACTTGTCTTTATAATCAGATACATCTGATTTGTTGTAGTCATACTTGGCATCATCATAGAAGATCTTCTCAAAGATTTCGTATGGATTTGAGACAAACCTAAGTCTATCACTTTCAGTATCGTAAATATGAAATCCACGAGAGTCCTTATAATCATTCCAATACATCTGATATGGATTACCTAGGTATTGCACATTACCATGTTTTGATTTGTGGTGAAAATGTCCAGACCAGACACGTTTAAATTTCTTGAAGTCAGATACTTTGAAACCTCCTTCAAAATGCATACCTGGTGTTACCTCAAAACCATCACACTCAAGGTGACCACACATAATTTCTGATTCACCTTGATTAATATATTCTAGACACTGTTCTCTATTACCTGAGTTAATCCAAGGCATCATTAGAAACTTCTTGTTTCCAAATTTAACATTCTTAGGTTCTGAGTAGATAGTAATGTTACTATACTTTTCTAATAAAAGCTCTGGTGAATTGATGGCATTTGTATTCTTGTAATAAGTACAATGATTTCCTAGAAGCATATGAACATCATAATCTACCAACCGTCTGAAGTAATTAGTATCAACACGGTTAAAAGTATTATAGTCCATAGACTTTCTGTTATCAAAAGTGTCACCCAAATCAATGATCGTGGTGATACCTTCTTTTTCAAGAGTAGGAAAAAAGATATTATCATAGAACTTTTGAAAATAGTTCCAGAAGTTGATGTTGCCTTTTCTTCCATCAAGATGCTGATCAGTTATTAGTGCTATTTTCACCCTATGTCCTCTGGTGCAGGAATACCTTTACTTTTTCTGAATGTCTTTTTCTCATAGTCAAAATCAGGATGTGGTGCAGCAGATACTACTGGATCTTTTGTCTTGTTTTTGATGACAATAAATCTGTCAGCAGCAAATGTCCCTGCTAAATTTACCTCAATCTCATCTCCATCTTTCCAATTAACACTACCATCTTTTTTAGTGTGTAGCATTGCTTCTTGGATCTTATCAATGATTTCCTTCGTTAATTTCATACTCAATTTCAATAACTTTAGATGATCTTCCCATAGAGTTTGCTCTAGTCATTTGTTTCATTTCACCACCCAAGAGAATAGTAAGTTCTTTTATCCTTGTGATGATCCTTTGTTTGGATTCATTCATTGAGGTCTATGATCTCTCATTCCATCGTGGTTACCATCACCAGGTAATTTTCCATATGCAAGATATTCTATTGCTTGCAGAGAACCCTCTAGTCTAGTTAAGTCTTTTTGAATACGATGATACTCATCATGAGCTTCTTTTACTTCTGCTGCTCTAGCAGATAGTTGAGCAGTTCTTTTTGTAAAACGCTCAATAAGTTGGTCGTAATTTTCTGTTGGTTTCTTTGTTGTCATTTTGTGTTTTGTTGTAAACTATTACTCTTGTACCGTCATGGGTAAAAACGAGTTCATCATCGTCATCCCAACACAGTTCTTGATACAATGCGTTTAATTTACGCAT